GATCTTTAGAAAAGGACTGTACTTGCGAATCAAGCGCGAGATATCAGGCCAGACTAAAGTTTCTTCTATTTCTCGGTCGAATTTGTCTGTGAACTTATAGAGCTTGTTCAGAACCACAAGAGTCTCAAGATTGATCTGGCGACTCATGTAACCCTTGATTATATATGGGTGCTCTGATTTTTGTACAGCAAACACGACTTCGGGATTGAAGGTATCGATCTCAAGATTGTCAAGGATGATACGAAGGTCCATACGAAACATGTAGGATAATGACTCGATCTTGCGCTTCCAGGCAGTGTAGGTTTGCTTTGCATCTGCATCAAAGACGCCACCCCAACGATTGCCCGAGACAAAGTTTGACACAAGGAAGTTGATGATCTCCTCATCGCTAAAGGTCTTAGCCATCTTACTGATAGCATAGAGGTCTCTTCGTTTCATAAACGAATCACGAGACGCCTTTACGCGACCTTTTTGTTGCACGATGTTGTAGGAGTCAGTAGTGAAGTGTAGTTTTAATGCCAAGTAACAGCGATATGCTTCAAAGGCATCCATGGTGTTCATAGCGGTAGTTTACCTGCCCTAGGTTTGAAATAGTTTCTTTCTTCAGCCTCCGCTTGTATCTTTTCCTTCAAGGACTTGTTTACAAGCGACTTGATTGATTCTACATCAATGTCTGCTTGTTCGCAATACTCTATGACTGCATCCATGTAAGAAAGTTTTTTTGCAGAGACTAGTTCCTCGATGTAAAGTGAAAACTCATTGGCGGAGGTGAACTTTTTGGAGATGATAAACTGGTCGGTGATTTGTTCCATATTACTTAAACAGAATGAGTGCTAGAAAAACAGCGTTGACAATGAAACCCGCACCTATGGTCAGAATGTTAACCGTGTCTCGAAGGATCGCTGCTCGAACAAAGAAGGTGATCAACGCTGCCCAAATGAAAAGAACAAGGTCAAGAGGAGGCATCTTATCAGTCACATCTGCCATGATTGCAAGATATGTGGGAATGAGCGCACCCTGCAAAACCACCAAGCCGATCCATCCGATAGACTCCGCTGTGCTGGGGCGAAGTTTGTGATCGAGAAAGTGTTTGATACTTCCTTTTATAGCCGAGAGTATTCGAATGACCTTTTCTGACTTAGTTTCAGTCTTTGTAGAAGATGTGTTTTCCAATTTGTATTACCCTTTTCTTGTTCCAGCGTGGATTGACATAATTTGCATGATAGTATAGAACATCTTCCTTGATTATGTCAAGGCGAAATCCCTCGAGTAAAACTTTCTTTGCGACTGCCTCACTTTCCTTATAGGTTGCGGCGTGAAGGGGCCGTATGCGCGCTCGGGAGTCACAATACCAACTGAACTGGCAGATGACTTTGTTATAGACAATGTTCTTTTCATAGATAACAGCGCAAAGGTCAGAAGGAAAATGGTTTGACTTTGATCTGTTGATGGTCACCTGTGCGACTGCAACCTTCCCCTCAAAGGGTTCATTGCCTGCTTCATAGTAAATATTCTTTGTGAGACAGTCGAGTTCACGCTCACGCTGTGCCATTGTGATAGGTTGTGCTGGCTTTTCAATTTGCGCCTCAGCAAACTTATGATCAACCAGTTTATCGAAGTGTTGCCAAAAGTAAAACCCCATGATGCAAATAAAAACTATTCTTAAAAAAGTCATCACTCACCATTTTTATTCCCCGACCTTCCTCTATTTACAACATCAATAATATCTTCTTTGTTCTTTTCAGCGTTAGAGAAAACTCGAGCAATTAGAGAAAGGACCCCCCATGATAGAAAGCCAATAACAAATCCAAACATCAGATATACATCCATGGTTGGTGTAGCATCAAACCATTCTACCAATGGGGGTGAAAAGATGATGCCGGTCCCGGTTGATATTCCACCTCTAAGTGTGGCGTCTAGAATGCTTCTAGGTTTGATATATGACATGAGAGCTAACCCCCCAATCAAACCTCCCAACCCCGCCATGATTTTAGCAGTTAGAAATCCAGGTTCCGGCATAATCGATCCTTAGAAAGACATTCTGACCCCTGCGGTAAAGATGCCGCCACGGAAATCAGTCTTTGATTGAATGTCCCAGTTGTAAGTATAGTCGACTACAGCTGAGACACCTTTGAAAAGAGGCACAGAAACTTCAACACCTGTATTACCCACGCCTCCACTTTCTTTGCCAGCAACGTCGGTGCTAATATAACCCAATCCCGCATGGGGGGTAACACCAACTCGCCAGACTTTGAATTCCCTGCCAACAGATGCCCCAATGGTAGCGTATTTGTCTAGCACACCACCAGCCTCTGCAGAAACCTTAAGGCCTGCAACTGAAGTGCCTGCTGACAACACATAAAGGGTATCATCTACATTACGATCACGACCCACCGACAGGCCTACCTCAAGCGCGTTTGCACTAAAAGCGACTGCACACAACGAAGCAATAACAAGTTTCTTCATAAGATCTCCTTGAATTAGACGGGTATTCTTTGCGCTGGGAACCCGCCGAAACCCCATAACTTATTTATAGTGTCAGTTGATTCTGTTGCCAAGTCCAACTGACAAAACTCCGTCCTAGCTTAAGCTGCTAGGGCAAAACGCTCATCGTTTGCTGCGTTTATTTTGATTTACTTTTAACGACTCTCTGTGTCGGACTGTCTGTTTTCCTACTCTTTGCCCTGTCGAAACCAGGTCAGGCCCATCAAAAGCACTCTGGCGTCTCCTCTATCCAGATTTGATGTATACGTATCTAGAAAATACACATGGACGGTGCTTTTGGTGGACCTGGGCGGAATCGAACCGCCGTCCAGAACACCTTTTGGTCAACTTCATACAGTCATAATCACACTTTGTTTGGATTCGAACCTTGTTCTAGTATTGTCTATCTGCGCTTCCCACAGTGCTGACAAAGTGTGTTACTTATTTATTTGACTTGCTTATTAATCATTTGCTCAACAGTCATACCGACCACATTGTGTCCTCCGAAGATGGTGCCCACTCGCCTATCAGCGACAATCTTAAGATTGTTTTTATAGACACTATCGGGTAGAGGAACATACTTAACCTCTCTTGAGATTTTGGGTGCATTCGCCATATAGAATTCAACAAACCTACGCACCTCAGGCCTATCGAGTGACTTTACAGACACATAAATGAAGATAGGTCTGCTAAGAGGGTTGTAAGTTCCATCCATCACAGAAGTTTCACTAGGTGGTGTAGGTTGCCCAGAGGCGTTTACAATAGACACTGATTGAAGTTTGTCTTTATGCTCCGCATAGTATGCAAACCCAAAGTAACCTAAGCTATTAACATCTCGACTTACACCTAACACAAGAACATTATCATCTTCTGATGCCGTGAAGTCACCCCTACTAGCTTTGCTACGACCGACGATTGCCTCTGTAAAGTAATCAAAAGTTCCTGAATCAGTTCCAGCACCGAACAACTTTAATGGTGCATTGGGCCAAGCGGGATTTATTTGATTCCAATGAGTAACCTTTCCTTGTGCAGCGGGTTCCCAAATCCTTTTAAGTTGTGCAACAGTCATTGTTTTTGCCCAAGTGTTCTTGGGATGAATAACAACAGTCAATGCATCAAAGGCGACAGGAAGTTCTAGAAACTCTATGCCTGTTTGTTTACATGCTTGAATTTCTGATTCTGAAATAGGACGACTTGCATTCTGTACATCAATCTCACCCCTACAAAATTTCTTGAACCCGCCTCCTGTTCCCGATACACCCACGGTGACCTTAGTTTTTGTTGCCTTCTGATAATCTTCTGCAATACCTTCTGTTATAGGAAACACGGTACTTGAACCGTCCACTCTTACAGTTTGAGCTTGTGCAACAGTTACAAATCCAACAGCAATCGCTAGTAAAAAATTATGAACTCGCATATGACCTCCTTTTGTTAGTGTCATATTTTATCTATATATTTAACTGTTACAGATGGATGACAAAATCACTTATTTATGTAATGAAGGTATGTTATTGCAAAATGGTTGGTTGATCCTTTCGTGTGTTCGATAGCAAACGGGAACATCCATGTTGGGGGGAAAATTAGAACGGAGCCTGCCTTCGGTCGCACACTTTTCTCAATAGTTGGGAAGAGGATTTGCCCATTGAACTCATTGAAAAAAATCATTACAGTTAGATAACGCTTTGCAGACGATTGTGAGTTAACATCCACATGAACATCAATGTAGTCCTTGTCTTGCATTTTGATTACATGAACTGCCTCAAAACCTTCGATTTGTGGAATCAGAGGCACTTCAACTTCATTAAAGTATTCTTGGGCAAGATGAAAAGCTATGGAAGAAAGGAGCGTATCATCTTCTGTCCAGTTTGGCAACCCGTGAACACTTTTGGCACGATACGCATGTGTTTCATCAATAATTTGAAGTAGGGTCTCTTGATCAATTTTGGTGATAAAATTTTTACATTCTTCATCTGTCAAAACTTCATCATACCCTTTAATATAATTCTCAACAAGTTTCATTAATTTCCTCGTGTTTGTTTAGATATTGGGCGCATGTCCTTTCCTTCAACAAGCGCACAAGTCATGTCATGTTCATTTGTTATTGTAATCGTAAAATTATCGTTCGTCAATCCTTTCCATACAGTCACAATAAGTTTTTCTGAACTCATACCGACCATCAGGGGCTGTTCTTTGAACTCACGAACTAAAACCTTAATGACTGAGTCAGTCGAAGCACAAGGTACCTTTATAATCAGCTCCTGCTGGGACAGGGCAGGTATCGAGAAAGTCATCAAGAAAGTTAGGATTAGCTTTTTCATATAAGTCTCTGTAGTGTAAAAGTTGGGGGGTGAAGTTGTTACGCTTCTCTACAAATACTGCGGGTTCATCAGATTCGTGAGCAATGATCACGACCAGTTTGTTGATGGGAATGCCTACCAATTCTTCGTACATAATAGCATAGGCAGCACATTGCATAAAATAGTGGTCGATATCTTCTTTGCGCTTTCTCCTTGAAGATGTCTTAAAGTCAATGACACTCAATCTGCCGTTGTGTTCTGCAATACAATCAACAGTTCCTGCAAGACGAAGATGGTTAGAATACAGTCGTTGCTCTTGGCAATGAATGTTATTGATCTCATGTAGAAGGGGGATGATAGGTTTGAAAAGTTCCTTGGTGAACAAAGACACTTCGGGTGTAAATACTTCTTCGTTCTTGAGATACTTCTCACAGAGAGTATGAATTCTCGTGCCGCGCTGACCCGCAGACGCTGCAATATAGTTGGCGCGTTTGTTGCCTACACGCTTTCTCCAGGCATCAATCGCCTCTCTTGTATGCTCGGACAAGATAGTTGTA